TTACGCGTACCACCCCACGCGTTGCAGTAAACGGACCAATTCATCCCAGTCTGGACTGGACGCATACTGATCCTCAAACTGCATTTGCAGGGCGAACCGCTCATACACGTCTGACACATCATGGGACAAAAGCACCATTAAGCTCTTCCCTGTATTGAGAGGCCAGCTTATGCGGTCTCTGTACAGTCTAGAGCAAAATTCGAATTGGTCTACGACGTCATCGTAGACTTTAAGTTCCACGCCCAAGCGCTTGTAGCGCTCAAAAGCGTCTGGAACATAATTCTCTATGCAATCATCACCCATTGTGATGCATTCATCTGATCCAACTAACCGAGCAACTATTGCTCTCATTACTGAGTTGCTGCTCGAGGTCGTATATCGGCCAGAGTTCTGCATCCAAGGTATGGTCAACAGTCTCATACTTCCGTCACTAAATTGGTAGACACTATGCATTTGCAGCTCAGCGAATTTCCTAGAAAACTCACGAGAAGGTCCGGAGAGTTGATATACTCTACTACGGAACTCATTATCTGCTTCAAGCATCCATCGCTGAACACTCCAGTCCCAACCACTTACGTCAGTTGAGACTGGTGCTCTCATGTTATTGACATGTTTATAAACGAATTGATTGTCTTCCCAGGAAAATCCCATGCCCGGTTTCGGGGGAATATTTCGCCAGTTGGATATCATCCATTGATTCATCGTGCCATACAACATCGCTTCGATGATTTTGTCCACAATCGAAACTGAAAATATTAATCGCCAACGCTTCTCTCGAACTTTCTTTGCCTGATGCGGTTCTTGTTTGACGAACACACGAACTGGATCAACCAATAGATTATCAACATTCTCACGAACGTCATCATCTATTGGCAATGCACGAATTCGTTGGATCCTATCTATGACCATCTTAAGGAGCAAGTCCTTATAAGTCTTAAACAGCTCACCATTGGTTCTAGCCAACATCGCATAGGGCACCCCAGGAGAAGCATCCATATTCAAATTGAAAACTACATTATTAAAACTATCACTAATATCATCTACAGAAAAACTATTGAGCCAAGAAGGGGGTTTCATTGTGTGGTTGCCAAAGCGGGCGTGGAGCCATCGGATGGCTTCTTCGACTTCCTGTTCCTCCGGCGTTTGGGCTTGATGGATGCGGGCTGTCCTCCTTCCGTCTTGGTAGAGGAAAGATTCGCGCTCGGCATCGGGGCCTCTTTCGGGCCACTCATAGCCGTCGAAGTTTGGGAAGTCTGCTCTGACTGCATTCCAGGTTGTTTGGTCTGGTTTCTTGTACTTAGACGGAAAACTGATGCTTGTTTTTCCACAATCACCGTTTTCTTGGTCGTACCAGGAGTAGTACTTGGCACCCCAGAAGCCTGGCCATTCTGGGCCGTCGAGTTTAAAGACTCAATGCGTCTCACATCTTCCTCTCGCGGGTAGATAGGAACATGCTCATATTGCGGTGGCGCACTAGGTGCGCTGACAATAGGAGCAGTTGCAGCACTGGTTATCTTTTCTGGGACGGTCCCATTAAGCCTGGAAATGACGTCATCAAGACAATACTGTCCTGTAGTCGTCATCTCACACACTGTCTTCCAGAATATTTCATTTTCTGAGTCATCCATACTTCTTTCCAATTGTTCAGAAAAATTCTGTCTATAAGCTTTCGCTATAGTCTCCATATTCCCGAACGTCAAGGTTTCCTTGTTGTTGGTCAAAGCATTTGGCCAAGCGCCTTTAGGTTTTGCAACCGTCTTGCGCTTTAGGCCCACAACATACTCAGCAGACATAGTCTCTAACACTCGTTCCAATTTATATTGTAGTCGAGTGGAGACATCATATCGCTTCCGTAAGCTGT